ACCGGTGCAACTTTGTGTCTTAAAAATGATGCAAAGAATATAGCTTGTCCTTGTTTCAAGGGCAGGGGTTTGTTATCCCCCATCTCTGAAAATAAAAGATCTCCACCTGTAAACTCTGATGGATCTGACAATAAACAAGTCATTGATATTTTACGTATTGGATTCTGACCCTCTTGACCAAAAGCATTGAGATCCATGTGCCAATCATAAAAACCTTTTTTAGGATACACAGTAAACTGTGCAGGCTCTGTGAGTTTTACACCATCAAAATAAAAATGATTTAAGTTTACAATAGATAATTGATTCTCAATAATTTTATACATCTGTGGTAATTTATCAAAAGGTATCCAAGAGATTGTCGTAACTCTTTTTTTAGTATCATACTTACCTTCATTACCACCACCCACTTTAGCTTGTTCAGGTGCACATTGATGACCGGCATCGATAATCATTTTACATTGTTCCGGTGTAAAAATAGGTTGTGTGGTTGTGGCAACATAAGATTGCCATCTAGGCATTCTTGGTATCATTCGTTTTGCCCCGATCCAGTTCTTGAGGACACAGGATTGTAATTAACATCTACATTACAAACTAAAGTTCTTCTTGTTTCTTTCGTACCGTTAAACGGATATACACAGTGTCTCATGTCATAAGGAAAAACATAAAAGTCCCCAATCTTCATGTCAGGTGAATAATCTGTTTTAGAAAATTGACCGTTGGCTGCACCAATAATTTGTAGTCTGCCATTCATAGGTTTTGATTCTGCTGAATATTCTACACCTGTATCTTTAGGTAGTTTCATAATCATCACAGAAGATAAACCTGTATAGAGTTTACCTTGGTGTATGTGCACAGGATTATATTCATGAGCTTTCATTTCATTAACCCAAATAGAGTTTATCGATTTTTCTGTTGGACCTATCTTGTTCCAATTTGTGTAGTGGTCAAAGACAGACATAAACCAATTTAATATATCTTGTGGCAAGAAGCTATGTTGATGCATCTTATCGTTGTTAGGACCTGAATAATATAAAGACACTTCGTCTTGTATTTTACCTACTAACTGTTTGTTAGCTTTCGGTAGTTGTTTCTTTTGTCTTTCGTAGATTTCATTAAGACCTACGAATACTTCCAGGGGGACCTGGTATTTTAAGACCGTCTGACCTAAATAAACAAAGTCGAACTTCATTTTAATTTTTTAGTTTTCTTAGCGTCTAAAGATAAAGTATTTTCTCTTAAACCTTTTTCTAAAGCTTCTAGTTGTCCTAATACATTAAACACTTCAGGTTG